CGCAATACTCGCACTGTCTCGAAAGACTCAACAAGTGCGGGATCACGTTGGTTAAAGGGGAAAGATGATATATGTAATGCAGAACGGATCGCATCTGCACCACCTGCGCGACGGAATATAACTTCAGGACTCATTCCTTCACGAAGTAAGTCATCTCCTTCTTTAACTAGCTTCACAATCTCTTGAAAGTAAGGGTGCCATCTAGTGTTTTCAACCTGCATTATAAGCCGAGCACTCATTAAATAACGATAAGTACCTGATTCATTGACCCATCTCTCTTGACCCATCATTCCTGACAATGCACGATAGACAGATCTAACCCCGCGATATGCACCTCGTATGGAGTAATCAGATGAGTGCCACCTTTGAAGAAAGTGTACACTGTGCTCACTTATAAATTGCTTTTCTGGATTACTGTTAAGTCCGAGCTCTAGCAGTACCGCACCAACTTCCTTAACCCCAGGAAATGGATCGAATACGTACACTGAGTCATCTCCCAATGCCTCGAATGCAACTAACTCAACCCCAAGTCGAACTGCGACATAATGCGCAGCTATCACATTGACCAATGTATCAATGAGATTGGTTAAAGCAGAGCCACTAGGTACACCGCCCCGCCTATCAGAAAATACACCATCAGGTGTAATTAGAGGTACTGTTGAAAATATCTCTAATAATAGCTCAAGGCGGTCGCTCACAGAATCAACATACCAATACCTCAACACATCGAATGCTCTCTCCAACATGGCATAAGGCACTGAGGAATCGAAATGTTCGAAATCAGCAGAAATGATTGGTACATGTCTTCCCTCTGCTTGGGTTATCAATTTAGTGACTGCTTCATCAACTTCTAAATCAGTACCCCACGCTGAGAAACCATTTAACCCACGTAAAACAGACAACACTGGATAGAGTATGGATAAGCCCAAAATTGTTTCCAAATGGTCAAACATCCACACTAATCTCTGTTTTGGAGCTACGTGCATTCCCGCAGGTTGCCCACGCCAACCAGCAACACACGGTTCACAATCTTCAGCTGAGTGAGCTTCTTTCGCTCGTTGTAAGTACTCCGGCCGTAACTCTTCATCGCTACTCATAGTGGGTAAACCCAATAGAGTACCATTAGGTAATGAATCAGTCGCAGTACTTAAATCCATAGGTCTAAAAGCGCTCTGTTGAATTAACTTAGCGACCATTCTCTGTGCCCGATCAAGAGCATCATCATTAGCTGCAAAGTCTTGGTGCCTAAAGGCATCTACTGACTCCCTACGCTTATCCCAGGGCAGCATAATTGAGAAAGGTCCAATCTTTGATATCTCGTGCTCATCAATTGAAGTTAATTCCGCATAGTTTGTAAACCCTATTTCCGTTTTGAACCTTTCAATGATATTTTCCCGAGGTTGCGCATCAAAGAACGGAGTACGGATGTCAAGTTTACTACCAATGCGAGTACGCTCAAGGCTACGGTGGAGGCGTCCTTGACACTTTTGATCAAGTTGTCTAACGTCGATTGTATTCCTGGACCGCTGCCATTCACCATTAGTCACTTTTACTCCTTCTCACCCTCACCCATCTTCGCAGTTTTACTAGCGTCTGAAGGGCGGGGCGATTTACTCTTAAGGTGAGTATTTACCTTTCTGACTTTCG